TCGTCGCGACGTTTTCGGATGTCGCCCTCGAGGATCCGAGACTCGTCGCGGTTGACACGCTTGAGCGGGTGGTCCGCCGGCTGGGCATCGACGACCGACTGCAGCTGGTCGAGTACCCACTGGACGGCCGGGTTACTCACTGACCCACCTCCCGGCGGAACCAACTGAGCGAATCCCGGACCCACCGCGCTTCGGGCAGCCCCGAGACCTCGACCTGCGGGAGGAACGCGGTGCCGTCGGGGAACATCTCGGCGAGTCCGGGGTACTCGCTCTCGGAGAACTCGAAGACGAGCAGCGGATCGCCGTCCACCGTGTGGTCGGACGTTCCGAACTCGTAGAACGCTGCGGCCTGGTGGTCCCAGTGCCACGACGCCGTGATCCGATCGCCCGACCGCCCGGCATCGACGCCGGCGAAGGAGTCGATGATCGAGTCCACGGCGTAGTCCTGCTCGCTCCCGTACTGCTGGAGGGTCTCGTGGGCCTGTTGGACCGCCTGAAAGACGAGGTTGCCCTCGGCGCCGACGAGCGTGCTGAAGACGCTGTCGAGGTACTGCTCGCGGACCGCGGCGGAGATCGCGTCGGTGACTGTGAGCGACAGCGTCGCTCCCAGCGGATCCGTCTGCAGCTCCAGCGTGAACTGGAGCGTGAGTGAGACGGAGTCGGGCATCTCAACGATAGACCTCGAGCAACTCGTCGGCCCGCGAACGCATCTCTTCGGCTTTGGTCTCGATACTTCCCAGCCGCGCGTTCTCCGGCACCTGAATAGCGGCCTCTTCCGTGAACTCTGCGGCCGCCCGTAGAGCGACGGCCCGCCGGACGTTCCGCGGGATGCCCTTATGACCGTAGCTGAACGTCACATAGACAGCGTTCACGAACGTGTCCAGGTAGTACTCGTCGTCGTCATCGGCCTCGAGCAGGTTCTCGGTGTCGAGATACAGCACCGACTCCCCGCCGTTGTTCACACGTAGGTAGTAGTCCTCGCCAATCGCATCGGGCCACGTCCCGCCCGAGTAGTCGCTGCTGCCGACCCAGTCGGTGTACCCGCCGTCGCTGTCGCGGACGAGCAGCTCATCGATCGACGTCGCGTCCCGGCGGGCGAGTCGGATCCGTGTGTATGACTCGTGCCAGAGTTGCGGCGTGGCGGGCTCGCCGGCGATCATCGCCCCGCCGGTCGGGATCGACTCCTCATCGTCGCGACTCTTCGGCCCGGTCGGGATATCGACCGCCGACGCCTCATCCAGGATGTCCGCACCAGTCGGGGCGTACCAGTAGCGTTTGAACGTCTTCTCGAGTTCCTCGGTCTGAGCGACGATCGCGTCGACGGCGATCCGCTGGTCTTGAGAGAGGTCACCCGGCAGTGACGCCTTCCGCAGGGCTCGGCGGACGTCCTCGAGTGTGCAGTACCCCTTCTCTTGGACCATTCAGATCACCGCGGATTGTTCCGCGCTTCGGCCGAGATGGTCGTCCCGTTCGCACTGGTCAGCTGTACCTCGTCGCACTGCGGGACGTCGACGATGTAGCTTCCCGTCGCCGAGAGCGTCCGGCTGTCGACCTCGTAGGTGCCAGCGTCACCGACGATCTCGATCGTGATCGTGTCGTCGGCGTTTCCCTCCAGGTCTTCGAGGGCCACACACACTGCTGGCGTGTGGAACCGGCTCACCAGCGCGGAGACTGCAGCCCCAGCCGTGAGCGACTCGGAGTCTGCAAGGACTTCGCTGGCGGTCCGCGAGGGCATCAGTTAGCCCTCCGACTGCGTCTCGAGCTCGGCGCGACGCTCGCCGATCGCGTCGGTGACCGTAACCCGTGATGCCTCGGCCGCCAACTCGTCGAGATGGCCGTCCGCGTCACCGGCGCGGATGTCGTCGGCGATGTCGCCGACGGGCGTCCGGTCGAGGAACGCCCCGACGTCGAACGCGCCATCATCCGCGGACTCCTCGGCGGCAGTACTGTCGGTCTCGTCAGGAGACGTCGTGTCTTCGGACGGGCCGTCAGCCTGGGCGGCCTCGGCGTCGGCCGTGTCATCGTCTTCTGCAGCGGCCTCATCCCAGTCAACGCGCTCGAAGTCGTCGCGACTGGCCAGGTATGTGGCGAGATCACGGCCGACATCGCGGACGTCCCCTGGATCGAAGCCGACGCCGTTGGTGCGGTAGTGCCCGCCGTCGGCGGTGTAGCGAACCCGTGGCATCGTTAGGCGCTATCGACGACGACCTTCGTGGTGCCGTCGGTGAACTTGATCTTGAGCTCTTCGTTGGTATTGTCCTCGGTGTACAGCACGGGCCCGTCGGTCGGCGTTTCGGGCTCACTGTCGCTGAAGGGGAGTTCGACCGCGTCGTTGAGCGCGTAGCCGCCCTCGTACCGGCGGCGCACCTGCTCGTTAGTGGTTGCCATTCAGGCCACCTCAGGTCTGGATGTTCGTCCCGAGCACGGCCCCCTCTTCGTCTTCGATCGCGAAGTCGTCGCGGACCCGCATAAAGTAGCGGGCGAAGAGGTCGTTCTCGGCGACCTTGTCCGTCTCGGTGAGCACGCGGATCTCGACGTCGTCGTAGAGCCCGTAGATGAAGTTCTCCGGGTGCGTGAACACGATCTGGTCCTCGGGCCAGGCGGCAATGCCCTCGACGCGGTAGTCGAAGGGCGTGATGTCCTCGTTGCCGAAGATGACCGCGGAGCCGAGCGGGTCCTCGCGCTCGGTCAGCGCCATCTTGTAGGCCTGGACCTGGTTCTCGTTGGCGTAGAACACCGGCTCGAACCGGTCCGTCCGAAGGTACTTGTTCGGCATCGCCTGGATCATCTGGTCGAACAGATCCGTGTTGATCGGCTGGGGGTTGCCTTGAGCGTCGGAGTGGTCGTAGGTGTTGGTGTCGGCCGCGTTGCCGAGGATCTTCAGCCAGCCGTCGTGCTGCTGGAGGAAGTTGTCGGCGCTGCTGGTATCGCCGTTGATGCCGAGGTCCTGCGTGTCCACGGCGAACTGCCGGGCCAGCATATCGAGGACGATCTCGTCGACGTTGTCGACGGTGTCGTCGACGGCCTCGCGAGTGAGATCGTACGCGAGGGTGCCCTTGTTGGTGTCCATACTGACGGCGTCGGTGTTGACCGTCGCCGAGCCAGCGTCGCCGTCGCCCTCGTTGGCCCCGCGGCGCATCCGCTCGCCGACGGAGATGCGCGGCAGGTCCATCTGCTGTCGCGGGAGGTCCTCGGTCCGTGCGCCCTCCAACATCGCGGCGGAGTCGACTACCTTCTGGTAGAACTCCTGAAAGAGATCCCGAGGCAGCACGCCCCCGGACATCGTGGTCGTGTCCAGCTTCTCCAGTGCCTCTTCGTTCTTGTCGCGAGTGTTACGGATACTCATCTAGATCACCGACCCGCCTTCCGCGGGTCCAGCGTGAAGTTCGATTTTTCGGCCTCTTCCTCGTCAGCGGTCTTGCCGAGCTGCTGGCTGTGGCCGGACTGCTTGGCGATCGACTCGACGCGCTCGTCGAGGTCGTCCACCTTTTTGGCCAGACTGGACGCCCACTCCGGAGCATCCTCCAGCGACTTCTCGGCGTCGCCGTCGCCGTCTTCGATGTGGTCCTCGACTTCGGCGACTCGTTTCTCGATCGATTCGACTTTCTCGGTGAGCGAGTCCGCCCACGCAGGGGACTCACTCTTGTTGGTTTCGTTGTCGTCGGACATCGGTCCGTCCGCCGTGTCGCCGGCGGGGGCGTATTTGTGGAGGTCGATCTCGCCGTCGGTCTGCTCGGCGACCCAGTCGGCGAAGGAGTCGGTGACGATCTGGGCGTCGGCCGCCATCTCGTCGTGCCAGTCCTCGAACGCACTACTGAGGGCGACGATCTGGTCGGGATCGAGTTCCTCGGCCCACTCCATCTCCCAGAACCAGTCGCGGAACTCGCCGACCGTCGCATCGCCGTGTGCGTCGACGAACTCCGCGGCCGCGTCGGCGACGATCTCCGCCTGCTCGGGTGTCAGGTCTTTCTCCAGTTTCCCGAGCGACATCTCGTCGTCGTCTTCGTCGTCATCGTCGTCATCCTCTTCACCGTCGCCGCCGGACGCCTTCGAAGCATCGGCAGCGTCGGCTGCATCCGGGGCCTCTGGCGAGAGGTTGCCGTCATCGGACCCCGTCAGCCAGGCTTTGAACCGACGCCATTTCGTGGCGTCGTCAGGCGTGTCGCCTAGCGGCTCCGAGTGGTCGTCTGGCGGTGCGTCTCCGTCCGCGGTCGTGTTGCTCATAGCATTTGCAACCTCATCGGTGTCGGTCTCGGTCTCGTTGTCCTCGCGGACGTCGACCAGATACGCATACAGCCGGCGGGCATCGTCCTCGGTGTGACCCCGCTGCTCGGTCATCACCTCAACGAACTCCTCTTCGCCATCGACGTCCTCGAGGACGGACTTCCCCAGGTCGCGACCTTTGTAGGTCGCCCGTGGGACAGCGGGAAGATCGACGTCGCTGATCTCGGTGACACCGCCGTCGATGAGTTCCGTGATTGGCCCCTCGGCGACGTCCTCGGGGATCGCGTCGGGAACGACGACGTCGTCAGGGACCGCCTCCAACTCGTCACCGTCGGTGATGTCGCCGCCGATGGAGAAGCCTGTTAGGACGCCATCCTTGACGAGTTCCCAGAGGTCGTCGTCCTCGTACCGGCGCGTGGCGACCCACGTCCCGGCGGGGAACTCCTCGTCGCCGATCGTCTCCGGCTCGTCGATGATCTCCGAGCGCTCCAGCGTGGCGGCATCATCGGGGAACGCCGCGTGCATCACGCCGGTGTCGACGTCGTCGCTGAAGAAGCGCTCGATCGCCGGCACGCGGAAGAAGTCGCCCTGGTGATCCAGTTCGCCGGGGACGAGCACCGCCGCTGTGGCTGTGCGTTCCTCTTCGTCGACGGCCTTGATCGTGGCCGTCTTGGTAAACTGTGTGGTAGGCATCGGTCAGAACACCCGCCGCGGTCTGGAGCTCGGCCCGCGGAGCGTCATCGCTTTAGATCAGTTATTCTACAAATCGACGGTCTAAACCATCCAACGCCCGCCGGAAGCCGCGAGGCTGTTCGGTCATCAACCACAGCCGTTTATTGACGTACTCGTGGTAAGTCACAGTCAGATCCCAGCGGGGACCTCGTCAGCGTCCGGTGCCGGCCCGTCCGGCAGCCGACTGTGGTTGTCGGTGATCTCCTCGTAGGCGTAGTCGAGACGGATCTCGTCGTAGTGGTACGACCCGTGACTGCCGGCGTTGGTCAGCCCCTCCCACTCGTCGGGTGGGACGTCGAGATAGACGTACAGTGAGTCCGGACCCTCGTCGCGCTCGAAGCGGATGTATAGCTCCTGTTCGTCAGGGTCGTACAGGCCTTGATCGAGATTCGAGGAGTCGAACTCCATCGTCTCGATCCCCTCTTTGGTTGCCAGCGCCAGCGGGACTGTCTCACGAACCCCGGCGTTGTTCTCCGGCGGGGGCAGATACTCCGGCCGGTCGCCCTCAGCGGCGGCCTCCGTCTCGTCTGTACCGCCCGTGAACTGCGCCTCGAACTCCGCGAGCGTCATCTCGCCGAGCGGCCCGGGGAGCGCATCAAGCCCGAGCTCGTCGCGCGCCTCGTTGACGGTCCCGACGCCGGCGAGCCGCATCGCCCGCACTCGCTGTTCGGCGAGCTTCGCCGTCTCTTCCGGCTGGTTCGCGCCGCGAAGCTCGAAGTCGATGGTCCAGTCCGGCGCGTCGAACGCGGCCTGGTGAAGCACTTGGTAGAGGCGGGCGGCGAACTTCGCCTGCTCGGGAGCGACCACCGACAGGGCGAACTCCTGGACTTGCTCTTTCGAGTTCGAGCGGTTCGACGTCTCCGTGCGATTCAACAGGACGGGCGGGACCTCGTGGACCTTGGCGATCTCGTGTTCGTTGCGCTTGCGAAAGCTCTCGAAGTCCATATCCTGCGACCGCGACGCCGACAGCGGTACCAACTCGATATCGACGTCCTCGTCGACCCGGTCGACGAACTTCTCCACCTCGAGGATGACCGTCCGGTGCGGGGAGCCCTGGAGATTGTTGAACATCTCTCGGAGCTCCTGCTTGGATTCGGACTTGAGTTCGCCACCGACCACCTTGATCGCGTAGCGTGGGATCGTGTCGTTCTCGAAGAACTGGTGGTTGTAGTCCTTCGCCGCCTCGTCGGCGGCGATCGTCCGGGTGGCAGCGACCCAGTCGGGAACGCCGTAGTACAGCGCCAGCGGCGTCGGGTTCTGGATCCAGATGAGCTCGTTTGCCGGGTCGTTCCGAAGGTTTCGGGCGTCATCGGCGACGTCGCCAGTCTCCCTGTCGACGAACGTGGGATCGTCGCCGTATCGGTCACCCGCCTCGCCGAAGAACCGTGTCCGTCCGTTGCGGACCTGGACGTACCCGTGACCTTTGATCACCTCGCCATCGTCGGTCTCGGCCTTTCGGACGCGGAGTGTCCGCGCCGGCACGTGAGCGAGGCCAGTCGGAGTCCCGTCGGCGCGGGTGAGGATCTCGATGCCGCAGTACCCGATGGCGTGGTAGTCGATCCGGGCCTGCTCGAGCACCTCCTCGGGTGTGGTCGCGGCCGTCCCGTTCGGGCCGACCATCCACTTCGAATCCGTGCCGTGCCAGAAGTCCCGGACCGTCTCGAACTGCTCGTCGCTGGCGTCCTCGGCATCGACACTTCGGTGTGGTGCGATATCGAGGCCGTGACCGACCTCGTAGCGGGCCTTCTTGCGGACAGCTGCCGAGTGCGTCTCGTTCAGCTCCATAAACGCCGCGAGCCGGTCGGGATTGTACGGCGGCTGGATCCCGCGCCCGATGTTGGTCGCGATACGGCGCTCGTTCAGCTGCGTTGTGTCGTCGGCCTTCTCCAGCCCGCCACCGATCTTGGTGATGTCGACGCCGATAGCCGAGTCACTCTCGGCGCTGGAGTCGCTGTCGGCATCGCCGTCGGTGCCGGTATCGTCGCTACTCATTTCTGAACCCTCGACCGGTTACAGGAATCACAGACGCCACGGGCCTTCTCGCGGCTGCTCTCGAGCGTGGAACTACACTGTCGGCAGTACTGTCGTGTTGATTTCATACGTAGCTGACTCCGGTGTCGTCGTCATCGCCACCCGAACCGCTGGTGTCGCCGTACTCGAAGCGACGCAGTCCCTGCTCGGCCATATACCACGCCGCGATCAGGTCCGGCGTGTGTCCGGTGAGTTTTCCATCGGAGAGTTCGAGGGAGAGTGCTGCCTGGATCCAGTCCTCCGTCGGCCCGTGGCCCCGGTAGAACTGAATCCCACCGCCCTCGACGAGCGTCCGCAGTCGCGGGATCCCGTTCTCCCAGGAGTGCTTCGACGACGATGTCGAGATGCCGGTGACCTTCGCCCGGAGCTCGGGCGAGAACTCGATCGCATCGTTGACGACGTACTGCTGCATCCCGTTGTCCTCGATGACGATCAGCGCCGGGTCGTATCGGCGGTCGTACTCTTGGAGGCGGGCTTTGATGCTGCTGGGTGACATCCCCTGCTCGGCGTGGGCATCGAGCAGCACGCGCTCGCCGGAGCGCCGGAGCAGCTGGACGAGGAACGCCGCGTTGTCGCCCGTGGGGCTTTGGGCCGGGTCGTGCCCGACGACGATCGCCTCGCCCTCGCCAGCGCGGTACTTGTTCGGTGGTTCGCGACTGCGGATCGAACAGCCACCGTCCTCGACGAGGCGATCAACATCGGTCTTGTTGATGAGGTTGCCCGATGCGCCCTGGATCGTGAGTGTGTACTCACGCCAGAACAGGTAGTCGGCCATTTTCGACCGCTTGTCAGCGAGCCATTCTGGACCCCGCGCCTCGGGCCACAACACCTGCAGTGTCCCGGACTCCTGCCACGGGTTCTGGACTTCGGTGTAGTACTCCGGATCCGGGCGTCGGGCCTGCCAGTCGGCGTCTTCGCGGAACTCCCGGTCCCACGTGTCGAGAATGGCCGGGAACTCGCGAAGGGCGTACCCCTCGTAGTTGCGGTAGTGATTGTAGATGTCGTCAGGGCGCTTCCGCGTCCCGACGATGACGGTCCGCCCGTCGTCCTTGACCATCGGCTGGGCGACGCCGTCAACCCAGTTTAGGACGCTTTGTGTCGATCCGTCGCCCTGCTCTTTGATGATGTCGTCGAGGATGAGCAGGTGGGCGCGAGCACCCTCGATCCCACCGTTCAACCAGCCCGTCTTCAGACTGGATCCGTTCGCGAACTCCTTGGTTTTCTTTGAGTCAGTGGGCCGTGGCTTGTTCAGATTGATCAGCCACGGGTTCCGGTCGATGAACTTGTTGAGTTCACTGTCGGCTTTCTCGAAGGCCTGCTCCTGTGTGTTCATCGCCCAGATGACGCGGTAGCCATCCAAGTACTCGAGGCAGGCGACGGCGAAGGCGGTGATGATAGTCGTCTTCAATCCATCCCGGTGACACAGGAGTGCGAGGTCGCCGTCGACGTCGGCATCGCCGGCGAGGTGTCGCAGCCACTGGCCGTGATGATCGGCGAGAAAGTGGTGGCTGTCGTACTCCTCTTGCATATACCCCTGCGTGAGCTTGTTGGCGAAGTCGAGCCAACATCCGTGCTCGAAGGGGTTGTACGCCGCCCGACGCTCCGCCGACGAGATGTCGACCGCTTCGGTGTCACCGCTGCGGCCGTCGGACTGTGGCGTGCTACTCATCGGCGGCCTCCGCCTCGAGGTCGGCTTCCCGGATCGCCGCGGCGGTCGCCGAGTCGAGTTCGAGTGTCGTCTCCACCTCGCCGTCGACGTTCATATTGATATCTGTCGAGTAGATCCCCAGCACCTCGCCCTTCTGCTCCTGGTACTTCGCCTGCTCCTGGCGCGCCATCGCTTCGCCTTTCGGATCGTCGACGTCGCGATCGACGCCGATCGTGGCCGGGCGGAACTCCGGAAGTGTCCCGGGGCGTGCCGGATAGCCCCCACGCCGAGCGCCAACTGGGTACTCCACACCGGCCTGGAGGTGTCTCGCCTCGTCGACGAAGACGACGATCGTGTCTCGTTCGTCAGCCCACTCGGGGCGGCGGTCGTCGCCAGGCGGAGCACGTTCCCAGTCGGCGACTCGGAGTGGCTCTTCGGTCTGAGACACCGTCTGCATCTGCGGCACCATCGCCGTGATCTGTTCGTCACGGGTTGCCTCCTGCTCGGCCTCCCGGGCCCGCTGGTAGAGCTGCTCGTAGCGCTCGGCCGACTGCAGCCGGACGTTGGCGTGCTCCTGTTCGATCTGGTTAAGGACCTCTTCGGCAGGCTCCTCGTTGAGGTACTTCCGGATCGTCGACTTCGCGTACGAGCCGATGCCTTCCTCCTCGAAGCGGCCCTGAATAGCTTCGACGCCGAGGTTGTCGAGATGGTGCCATTTCAGGGCGAGCGTGACTCTGCGTTCTCGGGTAGACATCGGTGTGAAATGTTCTGCGGTGATCCGGTGGTATATATAGTTTAAATAGGGTCCGCGCGGACCCGCTGACGACGGGGCAGCGCCAGTATCGGTATGTCAATCTGTCCGAGAGACCAGCGGTGTATGCAAACTGTGTTCATCGTCCCGTCAGGCGATTCTCGACTTCGTCGCCGGCGTGACGGCCGGCCATCCGGGCGATCTCCTCCGCTTGTTCCGTGGGGATGCGTGCAGTCTGTATGCACGCCTCTGCAGCGTCTGTCCCCTCGCTCTCGTCGGCTTCGAGGGCCTCGGCGGCCCGTTCCATCACGTCGTTCCACGTGTCGTCGTCGGCCTTCTGGGCGACGAGTCGTTCGTACAGCGGCTCGTCAACGGGGATGTTCTTGCGGTCAGTCATCAACGAGGCGGAGTGTGTACTCGATCAGCCCGTACTCACAGCGGGGGCAGACGTCGGCGTCGGTCGTGCCGGTCCACCCGCAGGCTGGACAGCGAGCGTTCGCGAGCAGCGTCTCGCCTGGCGGTGACGTCACGCTTGAGGGCGACGCTGTCAGTCCGTCGGACTGTTGCCAGCGCCGCTCGGACGGCGTCACCCACGCGTTTCTGTACATCATCGGTCATCGGTCGGCTGTGTTGACATACTCCGTAGCGTCGAAGTGCCGCGGGTCGATGGGGAACACGCCCGTGACACCGTCATCCGAGACGCCGTGGCACGTCGCGATGTCGGGGTCGTTGAGCCCGTCAACCTCGCCGAGCTTCCGCGGGTACTCGCCGACCGGGAGCGGCGACGCAGTCACGAAGATCGGCGGGCCATTCCAGGGGATCCGGCCGCTCACGTGGTAATGGCCCATCCAGATCATATCGACCGCCTGGCCGAAGTTCAGCGAGTCGATGACCGTCGACAGCCACTCCTTTTTCCGGGCGCTCGTCGTCGCTTGCGGCTTCCGATCCTGTCCGTGGCGGAGTTGGCCGTGGATCGCGCCGTCCCGTAACCAGAACGGCGTCGGTGTCCCGGCGCGGCCGATCTTGAACCCGACGTTCTCGCAGACGCCGACATCGGCGAGAGCACCGATCGTGTTGCGGAGGTCCTTGTACAGGAGGAGGTCGGCGTTGGCCTGTTTGCTTGATCCATCGGCGCGGATGTCCCCGTGGTTGCCCGCCTGCCCGACGACAACGACGCTATCGAAGCGCTTGGAGAACGCCTTGATCTGTCTGAGCAGCGGGTCGTGGAGCGTGTCAACCTGCTCATCGAGCCACGCGTCGAGGTTCTCGTGTTGGCCTTCGTAGATGCCCTCGTTGGTGACGAAGTCGCCACCCCAGAGCAGGTACGCGGTGTCGTACTCACTGCCGTGCTTCTCGGCGAGGGCGAGTGATCGTTCGGTGATGTGGTCGATGATCGGCGGGAGGTCGTCGGTCTCGTGGACGATGCTGTCGTCGTACCCGCGCACGAGATCGCCGGCGTGCAGATCCGTCAGGTGCGTGACCCAGTCCTCGTTCCCACGCGTCGCAGTCGGCGAGACGGTCGGTGTTTCGATCCGCTTCCACTCTTTGACGAGTTCGTTGTGGCGGACCTCCCACCAGCGGTTCGCCTTCCGCGTTCGCGTGCCCTTGTGTTCGCTCGACCGGAGCGTGTGGTCGCCCTCGATCTCGTAGAGGTCGGCCTCGTCGTCGTGGTAGACGCTCCAGCCCTGGGCTTCGATCTCCGAGAGGTGCGTCTCGACGACGGCCGGGCGCTCCTCAAGGTCGTCGGCAAGTTCATCGAGCGTGGCGCCAGTCTGGAGCTCGCGGACGATGTACGCCTCTCGGTCGGTGAGGTCCTCGATTGAGGGCTCGTCGGGGTCTTCGTCGTCGGGGCCGGAGTCTGCTGACTCGGCATCGTCG